AAAATTCATGAATTTTCTCTACGTGGGGGGATTATAGGGTTGATAATACTTTGTCTTATTTTGGAATTACTTTTGCGACCACACAAAACCAAAAATAACAAAGATTATCGGGTGTTTTTATTGGGGAAATGTCACCACTTTGAAATGCCAAGTTTGGGGGGAAAAGATTGAACTTACGAGAGCGGTTTGTAATTAGTTTGTCCCATTAAAAACCGTTTAATTTTTAAACACTTTCTTGAAGAACTGTTTAATATGCTGTTTTTTGGTATGATATGATGATCCCCGAAAGTGTCATGGAGTTGGTTTTTTCGGTCGGATTTTTTGATGATTTCAAGTACTACCAGCTTATAGTACTATTTACCTTCAAATTAACTACCGATTAAAAGAAGGCGCATGAGTAGGCGCACGAGGTGTTGACTGTATTAACTCTAATAAACACAAGTAATGACATTAATTTTTTAAGATGTCGAGTAGGCGCACCGTGCTTTACAATCTGACACTCGTTGTTAGTTTGTAGCGATTACAAACAAATAAGCACTTATTTCATTAAAGATATTTGAGCTTTTATTAATTGTAATATTGCCTCTTGTTTTTCTATAGGGATTCTTTTTAGTATGTCGATAATCTCCCCTAATATTAAAGGGTCAATGTCTATGAGGTCATCTTCGGGGTCAGGTTTATCGTTCTTGCTTTCCACCATTAGATTTATTATGTTGTCCTCGTAAAACTCTGGCCCCTCTCCAGTAATAATCCAATGCAAATTCACATTGTATCTAACAAATAACCGCAGTAGAGTGTCTAAGTTAGGTTTACTTTTCCCGCGTAAAATCCCTGCTAAAGAAGCTAATCTAATTCCGGTATCAGCCATTAACTGTTTTTGAGTTATTTCCATGATAGATATTAAACGCTCTAACCTATCTCCCACAGAAGTTTCTGGCCCCCCATCAAAATCATGGGCTATAGGATTTATTTTCCACCCGTCTCTGGAAGAGTCCTTCCCCTGCCCTGTTACCAACCAATGTAAATTGACATTAAATGCCCTATAAATTTTATACAAAGTATTGAATCCAGGGTTACTTCTTTTTTTGAGAATATCCGTAAGTAGCGCTTCTTTTATCTTTGTATACTTACAGAATTGTTTCTGAGTCAGATTATGGTGTGCTAAAATAATCTGAATTCTTTCTTGGATGTCTTCTTTCATAAATATGAAAATTTTTCAGATTTTTCTTGACAGTTATAGAAATTTTTTGTATATTTAATTGTAATACGAAATAATTATTAATTTTTGGAGGTAATTATGTCACAAAATCCACCCATCTCATTAAACGCTTCTAAAGACACAATTAAAAAAATGTTGTCTGATTTGGGGTTAACCCAAACACATATTGCAAAGGAACTTGGTATATCCTATTCTACCGTTCATCTTGTAATAAAAGGTTATAGTACACATCAAAAGGTTGTCGAGTGCATTAACGACCTTTTTGAAAAGTATACGAAAGGAGAAGCTATACCAAGTCCGAAAAGATTTAAAGTCCCTCCCAAAGAAATAAAAAAAATGCTTATCGATTTAGAATTAACACAATCAATATTAGCCAGAGAATTGGATAAAAACATAAAGACAATTCATGCTATCATTAAAAATGGTTCTGGGAACGAGGCTGTAATAGATTATATCAACAATCTCTGGGAAAAATACCAGGAAGACCAGCAGAAATTAAAAAAAGCTGCTTAACCTGGCTTTTTATTTCATACCGTTAATATAGGAAATTAAACTACAAAAATCAATTAAAATAATGGACGTACTTATTATGGGTTACGAAACTGAGATTAAAGCGAGGTCGAAAATGGAAAAACTACAGGAAGCGCTGTGGAGGACGGTGCATAAAAGCAAACGAAAATCACCGAAGGAAATAGCCGGTGACCTGGGGATTTCATTAAATTATTTATACCGGAGCGTATTGCCGGATACCGGCGGCTCCGGGTGTAATTTCCCGCTGAAAAAGTTGGTCCCGTTAATGGCATCGACAAAGGATTATTCAGTACTTAAAGTGATTGCCAGTGAATGCGGGCATCTGATTACCAGGCCGCCGCGCACTGCCAGGAACCGCATGGAAAAAGCGGAGATGATGTTAATGTTTCAAAAAGAGTGTTTAAACACCATTGAAAAGCTGTTAAATCATTCTTCACACGATGATATTACAGTTATTAATGGCTCTATTACAAGATTGATGGAATATTCAGAAGGCGTCAGAAAAAGAATTAAACAAGATAACGGACAAATGGAAATCATTTTAGAAGAGGTGTAACATGAGAAAGATCGATATTAGAGACGCTATGTTTGAAGTAAGGGAGGCGTTGGATTTTGCAAGACGCCAGGTTAGTGGAGAGGGCATTTCTCCGAGAGCAAAATTAAATGAATATCAAGTGCCAGGCCATAAATCATGGATTATTGAGCCACTGGAGAAGGCTCTTAAAACACTAAATACCGAGGTTAAACGAGTATAAAATAAATTTATTGGAGGTGGAGACAATGATCCCGACAAGAATGAAATTAATCCCATGCCCATGTTGTGGCAAATCCCCTGAATTGATTTTAGTCGATATTTATGGATTTGATAACAATCGACGTTATCGGGTTATTGGTGAAAAGTTTCAGATCGAATGTACAAATTCACAGTGTAAACGGCGTCCAGCTACGATTAAGTATGATTTTAAGCGGGACGCCATTTTCTTTTGGAATAACATCCAATCGGAAAATCCTGCAATAAAGCAGATCACTACAAAGAACCGGAGAGAATTGCAAAAAAGATTAGGGCAGTTGGAATTAGTAATATAACTATTATCGAGAGGACTTTAAAATGCAACAATTACCAGATTTAATTTCAATCGGAGATTTGAGTATGTACTTAGAGGTTGACTATGCTACAGCAAAACGCTGGGTACAAAAGAATAAATACCTAATCATCGAAAAACCCGGCAAAGGGGGCCGGGGAGGAATCAAGCGCTGGATCAAGTATGATTCTTTACCAAGACATGAGCAGCTTAAAGTCTTTTATAGTTATTATCAAATAAACGGTGTTGATGAGATCGCGGGTATTAATTTAGCAGAATACCCGGACTGGCAGGTTGACCAGGCGTTCAAGCGCCTGGCAATCATAGAAAGAGCGTTACAATATGAGTATGAAGATAAAGACACCAGTGGCCCTAAAAAGAAACGACTGGCAGAGGAGAACGGCATATCGGCACGAACGCTTAACCGGTGGATTTTCAACTATTATTATAATAAAAAGACTCATCAAGAGCAGATATTGGCGCTAATGCCGAAATACGGAAAAGGGAAAGGAAAGCGCTATAAGGGTGTTGATGAGGAAATTGTTGATCTTATCCAATCCAAATATCTGCAACTGACACGGCCCAAAATCCAGCATGTCTATGAGTACCTGAAAGAATATTGCCGGGAGAATAATAAAATACACTGCCCCGGCTATCACACAGTGCGTAGTATTATTAAAGAAATCCCACCGGCAAAGGAGATATACTATCGTGATGGTAAAAAGGCCTGGAGTAAAACGTATGAGCCAATCGCGCGGCGTAACTTTGACGATCTCTTTATAAACCAATATTGGTGCGGAGATCACCGGGAGCTTGATGTTTTTGTATACGCGAACAAAGAGAAAACCATTATCAAGCGACCCTGGGTAACGGCCTGGTTAGATTTACGATCCCGAAGACTTGTTGGCTGGTGTCTTTCTTTTCGACCCAATTCACACACAATCGCCCTGGCCCTCCGCAATGGAATTTTGTGCTGCGGCATCCCCTCGAATGTTTACGTCGATAATGGCAAAGACTATCGCTGCCATTATTTAGATGGTCGTGTTAAAAAAATAGGTGCAATTGGTTATCACAAGGAAACAGAATCTATACTTAAGAGCCTTAATATTCAGGCCATTCCGGCATTGCCTTACAACGCACGGGCGAAGCCAATTGAACCGTTTTTTCGCAACATCGCGTGGCGTCTTGAGCAGTATATCCCTGGCTGGTGTGGACGGGATAATAAACAACGCCCGGAGAAATTAAAAAAAGAATTAAAGAATGGGGCACTCCTCCATTTTGATGAACTTGGAGATCAGCTTGAGAAGATGTTAGATGATTATAATAACAGGGAACATTCCGGGATTGACGGCCAGACCCCAATGTCCCTGTGGAAAAATGTGACGGTTGAACGGATTCCTGCTCGTAATCTTGATTTTCTGCTCATGAGAAAGAAACAGGTGCGATTCTGGAATGACGGTATACACATGTTTAACGGGCGGTTCAGGACGCCCGAACTAATAGAGAAATGTTTTGTAGGGGAAAAACTTGATGTTCGTTATGACTTCAATGACGCTGGCAGATTGTATGTGTACCGGGGAACGGAGTTTATTGCGGAGGTCACAAGAGAAAAAGATTACCGGATGGGAGCTACAAAAGAAGATTATGCGAAAATGGGCAGAGCGAGAAAAGCTCAACTTGCTATGATTAAAAATGTCCCCTCACTCTACGAGAAGAAGAAACCGGCGGAAGTGAATAAATTAAATAAAACCAGGGAAAATAAAGTCACTGACAAAGAACCTGAAAAAGCTTCAATTATTAAATTAAGAACGGAAGATGAAAAGGCGATCAAGAGCAAAGAGCAATACGAAGCAACTAAACAGCCGGAAGAAATGAAACAGGCTGTAAATAGTGAGTATGCTAACCTTGATGCTGAAGAGCTACAATTGCTGGAAAACCACAGGGAAAATATGCTGATGAAAGCAGAGGCCAGGGAGGAGTTAGAACGGGAACCGAGGTTACTATTTTACACTGATGATGAGATTGTGAAAAAATTTGGGCCTAAGAATAAACCACGAAAGGAAGAATCATGAAAGATTTAACAGAACGATATGATCGATTGATTAAGAAAGCAAACGCGTTGAACCGTGAATTACAGGTAACAAAGAAAGCAATTAATAAATTATTAGCGGAGGAACATTATGTCAACCCCATTAGCATTGAAACACGAGATTGCATTATCTCCAACTAAGCGAGAAGAATTAGTAAAAATGCTTAATGAATATATCCAGTATAAATCATTAAGTTGGAATAAGATAGCCACTATGATGAGTCTTTCTCCGGCAACGTTAAATCAGTGGAAATATGGGAAATACCTGGGCGATGTCGTGACTATCGAAAGTAAGGTAATGCAGTTTTTGGCATTTACTGAGAAGAGAGAGGAAATTGTTAATGATGAGCCATTTATATTTACAGAGGCGGCTAAAATAGCATTAGAGGCATTGGACGTAGCTTATAAAAGACATAAAATGATTGCCCTGACAGGCAAAGCCGGTCGTGGTAAGACGACGGCAATAAAACATTATATGCAGCATAACCCGGAAACAGCCCTGATTACTGTAACCCCGGTATATCGCAGTACATTTAAATTAGTGCGAAAAGTTGCCGGGGTATTGGGCACATCTATTAGGAATGATTCAGGAATGATTGAAGACCGGATCATTACATACCTGAAAAGTAAACCAAAGTTGCTAATCTTTGATGAGGTACAACGCCTTACGAGGACAACAACCGGCTATTATGATGCCCTGGAAGAAATCAGAAGCATCCACGATCTATCCGGCTGTGGTGTTGTTTTGAGTGGTGCACCTGAGTTTATAGACCGAATAATTTCGGGTATGCGTGAATGCGACCAGATATACAGTCGTATTACCATCCGGCGGAACCTGCCTGATCTTGATCAGGCGGATGCTACGAAGTTTACCAATTACTATTGTCCGGGGATTCCCCAGGAAATGTCGAATCTTGCCTGGGATTATTCAAAAGGCAGCGTTCGTCAGTTAACTGAGTTATTGGAAAATGTGAGTGGCATGTCCGGGGGAAAAATTACTAAAAAAATCCTGGATTTAGCTAATAAAAATATGACCATGAAATAGGAGGTGATTAAATGCTTAGAAAATTGTGGCTACCGGCCCCGAATTATAAAAGAGGTGATGAAATGCACTGCGGGAATTGTGCCCGGTCGATTACGTTCATGAAGGGAAAGACCCAGAACAAAAACGTTATTTGTGTTGCCGAAGTAATTGACGGCGGTAATGGCTCTGTGTACGTGGTTTCTACGTGCACGGGTGAAAAGAAAAAATACTCAAAAGAAATAATTAACCTGTGAGGTCAACAATGAATATGAAAGCAACTCCCACAAAGAAGCGCAAAAAGAAGATAGCCCAAAAAATCTTTAATGATATGGACTTGAATTTAAAGCGGGTCATGAAGATTGAGGCACGCCTGGAGAAAGTAGAGGCGGAAAAGGCAGAGGCAATCGAAAAGGTTCTCTCCAGGGCCAGAACGAAAACAAAACAGTTGCAGGATCGGAAGTTAAAACTGGAGATCAAGAACGAGGCCCTGCTTAAGGGCATTAAGGACAAATTAGGTCGCAACCGGTCACGCAAATTGAACTTCGGTTCCATAGGTTACCGTCGTTCAAAGAGGCTTGATTTACTACCAAACTGGACATGGCAGCAAGTCCTTGAAAAGATAATCGACATGGGAGGGAGTAAGTTCCTCCGCATTACGAACAATAAGATCAAGGACGTAAAATTCGTCAGCGTCAAGCGGAGCTTAAACAAGCGAGAGATAATTAACGCCGGGTTATCTATTCAGGAACTCGCGAATATCGGGCTGCAAATTATTGAGAGAGACCGGATTTGGTACAAGGTTGCCAAAATGGAAACAAAGTCAACTGTAGAAATGGATGGTAAAAAAAATGAAGGCAAGTAACAGTCAGATAAGAGCTATTTGGGGAATGTCTAAAAAAGCGAGTATGGACGAAGAAATCCTCCGTGACCTGTGTGAAGGTGTCACAGGTACACGAAGGATTTCCAAATTAACGATAAAGCAGGCAAATGCGTTGATTTCAGCATTGAATAAGAGCCTGCCTAAAAGAAGCAGCCATTCTCCCAGTGGCAAACTCTCCGCGGCACAGAAGGCAAAGATATTTAAATTGATGTACTTATTAGGATGGAATTATTATCAGTTAAGAGGATTTATCAAAAAAAATACCGGCGTAGATCATATTAATTGGTTGACTCAAAAACACGCTTTCAACATAATAGAAGGATTAAAAAAGATACATCAAAGAAAAAATGAGGTGAAGAGTGACGTTGTGGAGGTCTAAAATTAATCACAACTTATGCTATACAAGAGGGAGACGTTTAAAATGCCGGGAATTAATTACTATAAAGAGAAAATATCTCAATATCCGGTATTGCCGGATAAAGAGGTCAGATCGCTGATTGCCCTGGCGAAAAAGGGGGATATTGAAGCCAGGAATAAAGTAGTAAAACACAATTTGCTCTTTGTGTTGAAATTAGGGCTTGTAGCCAGCTACAACACTGGTGTTGAGCTGGATGAGTTAGTATCAGAAGGGAACATTGGTTTATTTGAGGCGATTGACCATTACGACGAAAAAAACGGGGCACGTTTTTTAACGATCGCTAAGTATTATATTGAACGTGCGATAAAGACGTATATCCGCGATAAAAGAAAAGTAGTCCACGCTCCTGCCTACAAGACCGTTACGTTTTGTGACGTGAACGAAGTGTACCACCAGAACCATCTCCAGCCCACATCTTACGAAGAAACGGATTTTATAGACAACCTACTATCAGAGTTAACAGAATTTCAGCAGTTTATTATCCGCCGGTATTACGGGATAGGTGTGGAACAACGCAAAAGTTTCAGGTGGATTGGTAACGAAAGGGGACGCAGTCGCCAGATCACCTGGCATCACTATGATAAGGGGATGAAAAAGTTGAAGAAAAAATTAAGAAAAGAATTGAAATGAGGTGTTATGATGAATGAAGATAGAATGACAAAGCTTTTGAGAAAATTACTCGCGGAATGGCATTCGTTTGATCTTTTTATTACGGAATTCAAGGGAGAAGTAGACCGCATGGTCAACGATGAAGAATACGGAGCGGCTCTGGAAATGGCGTTAGATTTAAATGTGAGCCGAATGTCAAAGATAATTAACGTCCTAAAAACGGAAGCAGGGATTACACTGGTGAAAAAATATGATGACGGGGACGGTGAGTCACGCTATGAAAGATTTTAAATTACTTGTGTGCCAGTGGGCTTTTACGCTGAAATGCTGTAAAAGCCCTTGTCTGATACGATGTTACGATACAGAGGAGGGCAGGCGGATATTAACTGTAGCGGATGCGTCGTTCAGGCAATATTGCCCGGTGCGGCAATCTTTGCGTAACCAGTTGCCACCGGCATTTACACCGGACATACCAAAGAAACATGAGGAGCGGAGCGACTGGCACAACTTCAATGTAATGAATGTGATCTGCTGGGAAAAAAGAAAGCGCAATCTGTGCGAAAAGGAGTGCAGGCTCGTTTTCCCGGATACCGGGAATAATAAAGGATTATTCAGAGCGATATTACAGGACATGCGGAGCGATTGTCCTGTGAAAGAAAATAATAAGTTACCAAGATTTATACTAACGCAGCGAGGTGAGTGATGAGATTTAAAAACAGAAAGATCGCAAAGATGAGGGTATCGTTATCAATATTGACCGAGCTATTACGATTGGGCGCTGACCTTATAGAGGCCGAAACGAATGCCCCGGAAGATTTAGAGGTATTAAATGTAGAGCAGCCGGTTGAAGGAACTTACAACGGTTGGTTTTATGTGTATATGACAAGTGAAACGTATGAAAGCGTGCCTCCGGGCCAGGTGATCCCGGAAATTGAGCCGTACCAATACCAGAAAGTTTACGAATGAATTTTCTCACATAAAGATCGGAGAGATCATGTTAGAAGTCTATAAACCAAAACGAAAAAGCAAAATGTTTATCCTGGCGTTATTGATAGCCCTCCTGGGCATTGGTGTTTTCGGGTATCAGTATGGTCAATACAAGGAAAAGCAAAGGAGCCTGCAATTTGTGCAGTTGAAACTGATGCAGGCGTATGAGATGGGCTTTTATAAAGGATATTACCATGCAACCCGGCAGATACCGGAACAGGAGAGCTTCTCAGGCGGCAAGGATAAACAATGCAGGGAGGCGTTATGACAAAGCAGGAATGGAAGGAAGTCGAGAGTAATATGCAGCCTTTCGGGGCCGCCAGACTGAAAATTGACGGGTATGAAATTTCGTTAGCAGTGCACCCGGTTAATAAGTTTAAGTTTGCTATCTGTATCTATGTGAATGGTGTTATTAAAGGTAATTATTTAACAGAAGATTGTGAAGAGCGGCGGCGTTTCATGCGGGAGAGCAAAAGGTGCGCCTATTCAGGTAAGCACAAAAAAAGGATGTTGAAATTCGGGAAGAAGTATCTTAAGGAATGGGGTGTTGATATAAACAAGACCTATTCGATTTATTTCCCCTGGTGGAATTCGTTCAATTCCCTCAAAAGGCATCTTGTTAAGAACAATAAAAGTATTGAGTTAGTGAGGGACGGACATGAAATGGACGAATGACCAGGATAGATTTCTGAAAGAAAGTATGAGTACCATGACGAATGCGGAGATTGCCGAAAAGATGGGCAGAACAAACCAGTCCATTATGGCCAGAATCTATAAATTAGGTCTGCGCCGGTCGGATAAAGTGCGTGCAGCACATAAGTCACGAACCCAGTTTGTCAAAGGGCAGGAACCCTGGAACAAGGATTTAAAAGGGATTCATTTTTCACCAGCGACGGAATTTAAACAAGGGCATAAGCCGCATAATACCAAACATGACGGCTATATCGGGATCAGGCTGCATAAGAGGACACAGACGCCTTATAAGTATATCCGGCTGGGAGAAGGTGATTGGTGTCTCTATCACCGGCATGTGTGGCGGATGCATCACGGTGAAATCCCGGAAAGCCATGTGATAGCGTTTAAGAACGGCGATACACTGGATTGCAGGATAGAAAATCTGCACTGTATGAGCCGGGCAGATAATGCCCGACGTAATATGAATCATGCAAAAGCTTCTGTGAAGATGAGAAAGAATTGGGCAGAGGGCAGGCACTATAATATTGATAATTATATCGCCTATACCCTGTTTCCAAAAGATTTAGATATGAGAGAAGAAGTTAAACAGTACCCGCATATAATTGAGCTTAAGCGGGCGCAATTAAAACTGAGAAGGGCACTGAATGAAGCGAAATAATTGGTTGTTACTTACAAATTGTTGTTTGTGTGATTACCATTCTAAGGTAAGGGTAATTTGTGAAAACAGACCGCTTTACGATCATTTTTGCAACCATCCGGATATAAAGCGAATTGAATTTGAAGAATTACCGTTGGTTCCCCATCCAGAGGGAAATGGGCGATACATCGGTATGACTTCTTTTATTCCTTCATGGTGTCCAATTAAAAACGAGAGGAGTAATCAATGAATTTACAACAAAGATTAGATGAAATGATAGGACGATCCTTTTTAATCAATACCAGAGAGCATAGAATCGTCAGGTATCGTTTTAATGACGATTCGGTGGAAATTGTAACAGATAAAAAAACATTTGAATTCTCTTGTGATGAGGTAGAAAAGGAAATAGCTGAATTTTTACCTATTGGAAATGATAAAGTTGATGCACTTGAACTATTACCAAAGAAAAACGAATTGGTTGAACTAAAGGCCACGATCATGGAGAATATAAAGAAGGTTAAGAGAGACAAGGCTTATATTCCCCAGGCCAATTCGATAAACAGCTCTATTAACACCCTGATTAATATGGCCAAATTAGACATTACTTTTATGAAGCTGATGAACGGCAATTGAATTAGCGAGGGAGTAACATGAATTCAGATGACGTTATTAAAGAATTTACAGAGCAATTACTCTATGGGCTTGAACCAAATCCCGTAGAGTATGCCCTGAAATCAAACGAGGGCGAAGATTTATTATTTACATTACAATTGATTCAGATATGTTATGAAGAATCTCTGCACTGTCCTGAACCGGAGAAATACTTCCTGATGTTCATGGATTATACAATTGAATATATTGGCCATATCTATGATAATATGATATTAGATTTTCACCCTTATTGCTGTAATTAATTCTTACTCGGAGGGAGTTAAGATGAATAGTAATATATTAACGGAAATCGACGATTTTAGCCGGGCGCTATGGGATGGTAAGAATCCACAGATCGAAGTGATAATAAAGATTCTGCCGGTAGATTCCCGCGATAAAGCCCAATATACGTTAAACTCGCTCAGGAAGATATATGAGGAAGCCAGGAATGACCCTGAGATGGAATTGATTTTATATGCGATGCTGCAAAGCATGTCCTATGAACTGGGCCGGGAGCTTTTTGTTAAACCGGATTTGAAAAGATGAATTGTGGTAAAACATTTAAATCATTGTGCCGCATATTCAAACGGCTTTTCAACATAATAACCGGTATAATTATGATAGCAATTTTACTGGTAGTATTGCGGGTAATTAGAACGAGCACAGGCCGAAAATAATATTGCTGTAACTATTTTTAACCAAATGAAAAAAACGCTTGCTTTTTTCTACGTATTTGACGATATTAATAATGCGTAGAACTCTTTAGCTTTTTAAATTCGAAAATAATTAAAGACCTGTCAGGCCGACTCTGGTGATTGTAGAGATCATCGGGAAGTCTCGCTAAAGAGCTTCACGCAAGTCCCTGGCAGGTCTTTTTGTTTTCGAACTCTTTTAGAAGGAGATACTTCTATGAATGTACAACACACATTAGAGAAAGTCCCGTTTTATGACCAAAAGATTAGTGTGGTCATTAAAGGCAGGGATAAATTTATAGTAATGAAACCAATCTGTAAAAATTTAGAGTTGGATTGGAACGGTCAGTGCAGGAAGTTGTTAAGCCATAGGGATTTTGAGTACAGGCTTGTCACAGTGGTTTCAAGCGATGGGAAAAGAAGGGACATGGGTTGTATCCCTTTGAAAAATCTTAATAAATGGCTTTTTTCGATTAATGTCAATAAGATGAGAAGTCCCAAATTAGTAGAGTGTTACCAGAAAGAATGTCTGGCAATACTGGAGAACCATGTGTATGGTATTCGAGATTCAGTGAATACTGAGTATGCTTTAGAAAAAGTACCCTTTCATGGGCAGAAAATTACTGTCGTTATTAAGGATGGTGAGCAATTCGTTGCTATGAAGCCGATTTGCGAGAATTTAAATTTAGACTGGCCTACCCAATTGATTAAATTAAAGATGAAAGCAGAAAAGTATGGGTATTGGGAAACCCCCATACCTACAAAAGGTGGGCGCCAAACAATGGGTTGTATCCCGTTAAAGAAGATAAATGGCTGGCTCTTTTCAATTAATCCTGACAAAACAAATAATCCAGGCTTGATTGAACGTTACCAGGAAGAATGCTTTACAGTATTATACAACTATTTTAATAAGGGAGCTGCTTATAACCCGGCGTTCAAAGGGGAAGAGCCTAATGGGCAATATTCCAAAGATAAATTAATGGAGGTGTCCCTTCGCTTGAATGAAGCACTCCTGGAAGCGGATAAGATGAGAAGAAAGTTATGTCCTCAGGCTTATGATCTGGACAATATTCCTGTTAATCATGAAACAATTCCGGATCCTTCTGTATTAACAAATACTGTTACTATAACGTATCTAAAATTAAGAAAATACCCCAAAGAACGTGCGATGCTGGAGAAATATTTAAACACATATCCGAGAGCCAGAAAGAGCATGGCCGAATTTTATGATAAAAATAAAGATGCTTCCCAGGTTTGTAAAAGAACCATTGCCCGGCTTATATGGCAGTATAATAAAAACAGAGAAGGGAGGTGGTGATTAAGATGAAGAGTAAAGCATCCAAACCTCAAGAGATTCCGCAGGGGCCGGAACTTGCAGAAGAACATCTATTGTTCTTTTTCCCATGTTTGCTAAAAGAGCATCAAGATGGTGATAATCTTTCTTCGGATATGAAAGAAGGATTATTGTTTTTATCTCCTGATTATATCAAAGAGAGGAGTGGGGCAAAATGAAACTGAATCAGGTAATACCGTTAATGGTGACCGTGCTGTTTAAAACGATTCCGCTTTTCATCTATAAAAACCAACTGTTTGTAAGTATTGATGCGATCTGTGATAACCTCTGCCTGGATAATAATTTTGAGAAAGACTCTATCAGACAGGGGACTTACATAAGCTGTGTGATGGGTCTTAATGGTCGTACTTTTGAATGTATTTCCATAGATAGTCTAACAGATTGGTTGAATACGATTGATGCTGAATTTGATACTGATGAAACAGTTAAATGCCCTCCCCTTTTATTGCGCTACTATCAGGAACATCTTGTTAGTAAGATAAAAGAGGGCTACATCAGGCTGGTACGTTTAAAAATGCTAACCTTTGCCGGGGGTGATCGCCGATGAAATCATTAATCAATAATATATGCGTTAATATTTTACGCAAATCGGGAATATTGCCGTATTTATCAACAGAGGTGGCCAAAACCAACTATCGCACAGGGAGGTGTCACCATGGAAAATGAACCCCTATTCAGTGATGAATTAAACACCTTGTTCGATGAGGCGAACACCAAAATTGCGATCCTCTATTGCCTGTCAAAGGCCAGTGAGGATAGTGATCTCTCTAACGGGCTGTATGCAACCACGTCAGAACTGGAGATGATTGTTGATAAATTAGCAGAATCTGCACGCCACAATTAGTACTCGTTGCATGTACCCCGAAAGCCCCTTGTAAGTTAATTACGAGGGGCTTTTTTATTTATGACATTTTGCGTCATTACATGGTGAATTCATTGGATTAAAACCCTGAAATATTATATAATCAGGCAAATAGAAGACGTTTCCACCATCAAGAGTACCTCCTTCTCATTAATCTCGGTTACACGACAGTTGCCCAGGATGGTGGCTCATACCACCTCCCATCCTGGGCGCTGCTATTTTAGGGAGAATGTATGTTAAACGAGGAATTGAAAATAGCAATCGCAGAATTTAGAAGAGACATCATACACCTAGGCGAAAAATTTGACGACTTTGCAGTAGAGCAAAGGCAATTCAACGCGCTCATTGATGACCGTGTTACCCAGCTTGAGCAGGTTGTCGAGCGCTGGAAAGGCTACTGGTTGGGCGGCCTTGCTGTCTGCACAGCCATATTTTCTCTAATCACTTTGATAGCGAGGTTAATTTAAATGGCTAAATATAGAAGTTACGGCATGGAAGCGGAAAGTATGTATATCCGCAAAAATAAGAAATGCACAGAGATCGGTGAGTTGCTTGGAATATCCTGGCGAACAATAGAACGATGGAAACGGAAGTACAACTGGGAAGAGAAACGCCTTGAATATAACAAGACAGCCAGGGGAGCCATCGAAGTTATAGAGACCCTTTTACATGAGAAGTTAGATGACTTTGTAAAAAAGGAAGACATTACGTTAAAAGACATCAAGGGTTTTGCAGACGCCATTTCCAAGATTGTGGCGTCCCTGGAAAAATTAAGAAAGACAACTGACCTGCGAACGCAGGTTATCACAGTCATGACCGAGTTTTCCAGCTATATAAAAAAGATCAATTTAAAAGTTGGCCAAATAGAATTTGTAACAAAGCTGGTGCAGGGATTTTTTGATTATACGAGGGATCGATGAAAACGATCTGGAATAGAATTAACGGCAAGAAAACCCTAAGCGGGATTCTTGTAACCATTATCGGCATCATTATGTTTCAAATAAAGTTCACCGTCCCGGCAGCGCCTTACGTCCTTTCGACCGGACTGGGAATGCTGGGGATCGGTGGGACGCATAAATATACTAAACACAAACAATTTAAAAAGGAGTAGTTATGGCCTTAGAGACTTATGAAGCGGTTGAAGTTGTATCACGGGCATTAGCTAATGTGGCAAAAGCGCTTAAGGATGATAACAAGATTTCCACGAAAGAAGTTGTGGACATCGTTATTAAGACGCTGACAGACCTGGGCACGGAAGTTCTTGATTAATGTGGTACAAAGAGTTAAATAGCGACTGGCAGGCGCAGTTAGATCGCCCCATCGGCGCAAAACACCGTGTAAAAGTAGTGTTCGATCCTTCCGGCGACAATGTTGATTTGAGTGAACGTTTAGCATCGATGGGCGCGCTTGTCCAGAAGAAAAATATATTGCCTGGTAAATTGGGGCAATATATCGCTTCACAAGTCAATTTGAAATTTAATGACCCAGACTCCTATTTTAATGAATTGGACGCGGAGTCATTTCTGTATGGTACAGACTGGTATCATACGGAAGTACAGATAAAATCGAAAATGGCCGGGACATCCAGCGATGTCAACCAGGGACTGATGTATCTGGAAGCAGTCAAGCTGGAAAAAGCGAACGCGTCGTTTGTCCTGGTTGATCTCTTCAAAGTGCTGTTAGATGAAAAGCTGACGGCAGATACCTACAACCGGATTAAGGATGGTGTCTCCCAAAGTACGATCTCCTACGAACGCACCGGCTCCAGCACAGGTACGCTGGATGATATGACGATTTATTCAACGTACTGTAAATTAGGGCAATGGACGATCACGTTCACGGATGGTTCCGGTAATTATACCGTTGACGGCCCCGGTGTTACCGAAAAGGAAGGAAGCACAGGATCGGATTTTTATTCAAATACGGATGCAACCGACAGCCAGATTAAAATCGCATCCGGTGACTGGACAGGCACTTTTGATGAAGGTGATTCAATAACATTCAGTACCTGCCGGACATGGGAAAACAAGGTACTTATCGAAATCATCCACGACCTGGCAAAAACGATGTTAAGCGATAGTGACATTGATAAAAGCGGAACGTATCCTTCGACACTGGATACGGATTATAGCTTTGACCGTGCCCACAATTGGCTGGCATTGTTTAAGCTTTCGATCTCATTTGACAGGACAACAACGGTGTTAAAAGCGATTGAGCTGGTCGCTAACCATGGGAATTCGACACCGTTCAGCAACCGGGACGGTAAGCTGGCCATCGACGTATATCGCCCGAAATACCAGGATAGTTTTTATAATCTTCAAAATTATAACGATCTGAAAGAATGCAAGAGCGAGACATTAGCGCCGATAGAGGCGTTCAGGATATTTTTTAATTACGACTACGAAAACTCTGCTTATTTGAATGAGTACGTTTACCCGAATGACGCTACCGAGGACATATTCGAAATAAAGCTCCACGGGTTCACCTCTGAAGATGCCGGACTTGTGCACTGGATGGCCACGTTTTATTATAATTTATGGCATGACGGGGTCAGGGTATTCGACCCCATAAAAGAGAAATTACATGCTCTCGCGATAGACATCGGAGAGCATTATTATATAAACAGCTTAAACCCGGTCTATGAAAACCGGGCAATCGAAATTATTGAAACGCAAAAGCGACTGCTAAAGAGAGATATATCGCTGAAAGCGTTTGATGTAAACAGCTTAATGGGCGACATCAGCGCGTATTGCTTTTGCGATGTCGGCCATAAATGCGATGATGGAAGGATAATCTGGTAATATGCCTTATTCAGAAGTCACCTGGAATACACAGGATTTAGTTACATCGGCAAAGTTAGCCACAATGGATAACAACGATAAAGCCAGGGCTGACGGCAGCACGGTGGCCGATGGTGAATACCATGGCCATGTTATTTATGACAGTGGGAACATAAGTGTCCCCAATGCCTCCGCAACACAGGTTACGTTTAATAGAACATTCAATGAGATACCCCTGATAACCGCTTATTACGAGGGGGCTGATCTCAGAAATGACGGCTTAGGAGGCTATGGGGCCAGTACCGGGTATCGTTTAGAGCAAATTACGTTAACAGGGTTTTATATAATGCAAAACATGGGTTCAACACTCACTTTTCGATGGAGAGCAATCGGGGTATAATGGCACAGCGTAAAATCACAATCAGAGAGTATGATAAGAGGGTAGATCAGATTCTCGAAAAGATGAAGTCGAAAGCAACGGAGTTTGTTGATGACTCCGATATTGCTAAGAAAGAACGAAAAGATCGGGCAAAAGTTGACCGGCTTTGGTTTGCTGCGAACTATCTCCCCCATTATTGCTATAAACCTTTTGGTGATTTCCATCGCCAGTTAAATGCATTCCTGGATGTGAAAGATGAAATGTGCTTCCTTGCCGGGCCGCGAGAATCAGGGAAAACAACGATTGACGGCCTGGTAGTGCAGCTTCATGATATATGTTTTGGATTAAAGCACTTTGAAATGCTCGTTTCGGAGACCGACACCCAGGCCAGCGATTTCGCCCGGTTTATTAAGTTGGAAATTGAAGAGAACGACCGGATTAAACAGGATTTTGGCGATCTGAAAGGGCGTTATCGCTGGCAGGACGATGATTTTGTCACGGCTAACAATATCCGGGTGTTGAGCAGAGGACGGGGGCAGGCGGTTAAGAGTATGCGCTGGCGTCAGTACCGACCGGATCGTATAGTAATCATTGATTTTGAAAACTGGAAGAATGTATTCAATCCGAAACTGATAAAGCGGGGTGTAAGCTGGATTCGAGGCGAGTTACGAGGATGTCTGGCAGAGGGCGGCAGCATGTTGATGGAAGGCCAGATCATCCGTAAGAACTGTATCCTTGATACTTTTGTCAGGGAGAAAGACGAAAAGGGGCGCTCCAAATACAGATCAGCCGTCTGGCCTGCAATCTTTGCAGACGGCAGTTCTTTTTGGCCGGAAGGCCGGTCGAAAGCCAGTTTAAAACGGTTGAAGAAGGATATGGGAACCGTCGAGTTTAACCGGTGGATGCAGAACAATCCGGTTGATGAAGATGGGTTATTTAGAGAAGAGTGGGTAACGTATTACAAAGAAAAGGAATTGCTCGGACGGGCACTGAGAACATTTCAATACACTGATCCCAGCGTGGGCCGGGGCCAAACGCATAATTTTAAGGCCACCCTTGTCGTCAGCTTTGATGAAAACGGCATCTGCTATATTAGAGATGCCTGGATTCGAAAAGCTTCAGTAAATATGATGATTATGCACGGCTATAACGTGTACAGCACGTTAAAGCCCGAATTGTGGGAATACGAAGATAATTCAAGTCAGAAGTTCCTGGACACCGACTTTCAGCAATACGCGAAAGATCACGGCTACAATTATTTCCCCAGGGGCTTCTCGAATTCAGAAAATAAAGTTGTACGGATTTCAAGGTTATCGCGACCGATAGAACTGGGTTTAATCCGATTTTTAAAGGGCCAGGGAGATCAGGGGTTGCTCATAGAGCAACTTTTGTTTTATGACGAGGGCCGAGCCGTTGAAGACGACGGCCCGGATGCGTTAACAGGAGTGTATCGCTTAGGCCAGAGAGTAGCGGACTTAATTGTACTAATATAGAGTGACTATGAAGATCAAACAGAAAATAGAAAACTGGGTATTAGGTAAAATATCAAGCCGCTTTTATACCAATGTCGACGGCAGCTTTTCGTATAGCGGCGGGATTTCTCATAATGCCGATCAGGCGGAAATGCTCAAAGCATACCAGGGCTGGGTCTATGCCTGTGCTTCTATTATTGCCCGGAATGTAGCGAAAGTGCCATTGAGATTATATCAGCAGTTGCAAAAAAAGATGGAAATAGAAGATCATGTTCTTTTGGAATTATTACAAAACATAAACCCAATTCATACTCAATATGAATTATGGGAATTAACTGTTACCTGGCTGGAGTTAACCGGCAATAGTTACTGGTATCTCCCCAAAAACCGGTTGAATGTTCCTGGAGAAATATGGCCGGTTCCTCCGGATCGAATGTGGGTTGTGCCGGATAAACAGGAAATAATTAAGGGGTATTTGTATAGATACCAGGGAAAGCAAATCGCTTTTGATCGGGATGAAATTGTACACCTCCGTTACCCCGATCCTAATAACATTTACTATGGTTGCAGCCCGTTAAAGGCGGCTGCGTATAGTTATGATATTGATCTGTATATGAAGAAATATTCCCTAAACCTGTTTAAAAACGACGGCAGGCCAAAAGGCGTGCTGGAAACAGACCAAACACTTGATGAGCCAACAACCGATAGATTGCGACACGCCTGGCATCGAACGTATGGCGGTATAGAGAACCAGGGGAAGATCGCCATTTTGCAGGCAGGGGCAAAGTATAAAAACGTACAAGTATCTCCTTCTGAGCTGGATTTCATGGCATCCCGGAAATTAACCAGGGATGATATTTTGGCAATCTTTGGAGTCCCCGGTTCAAAGTTAGGGCTGGTCGAAGACGTTAACCGGGCCAATGCAGAGGCCAACGATTACACATTTCAGTCGGAAGTTATCTCTCCCCGGCTGAAATTGATCGGCTCCAAGTTGAATAAGGATTTGACCCCGAAATATGATCTTAAGCTTTCGCTTCAATTTGATGACCCTGTCCCGAAAAACAGGGTTCTTCTCCTGAAGGAGCGGGAAACTAATTTGAAGAATTATGTAACAACGATCAATGAGGAACGAGAAGCTTTAGGTAAGAAACCGGCTAAATGGGGAGATGCCCCGTGGATGCCGTTTAATTTGGTTCAGGCTGGTTCAGGAATAGAGACGCCATCAGACAGGCAGATTAAGCAATACGGATTTCCAGGTCTCAAAAGGGACGCTGAAAAGGTTAAAGAAGCCCAGTGGCGCAGTTACATAGCGCTTCATTATCCTGCGGAGCGTTCATTCCGCCGTGATGTACGAAAGTTGTTTGGGCGGCAGAAAGCTGAAGTCCTGGACAATCTTAAAAAAGTATTCAATGAAAAGAGCCTCGTCAGAAATGCAGCCCAAATCGAATCTATACTATTTGGCAGGAACGACTGGGAGCGAATCTTTTCCGAGGAGATGGGCGCCAACTATCAGGATATGCTGTTAGGCGCTGCTGAGAAAGCGATCTCCGACTTAGGTGTTGATAGTACGTTTGATTTTAAGAACCCCAGGGTAGCTCGCTTCCTGAGAGAAAAAAAGTATAAATTCTCTTTTCAGGTGAACGACACCACAATAAAAAGCCTGAGAGGGGAATTGACCGAAGCGTTTGCCAATGATGAGGCGATGGAGGCATTTGCCGAACGCATCGACAAAGTATTTGGTTTTGCCGATCAATATCGTTCGTTACGAATCGCCCGGACTGAGGCGACATCAACGACGAATTTCGGCATATTTGAGAGCTATAACCAGTTAGGAATCGTTACGGGCAAAACCTGGCTATCTGCCAGGGATGAACACACCAGGGAAAGCCACCAGGTACTTGATGGAATCACCGTCGGATTAGATGACTATTTTGAGACAAGATCGGGCATTCTCCTGAAATATCCGGGCGATCCAGACGCTGATATTGCAGAAATTATCAATTGTCGGTGTACAGAATTGCCGGTAATTGAGGGTAGCTAAAAAGCCCATAAATCGATCCTAAGAGACGATCTCAAAAAACGGGCATGGAAATACAAAAACCCGAAAAAACGAGTTTTTAAACGGTATTCTGGAGGTGCTTTTTATGAGGCCGCATAAGTTGTTAATAATTAAGTTGTTGGTAACATCACGTAAAAACAGCGTATTTTAACATAAAACGACATTAAAGATCATTTTATTTAGCAATCATACCATAATACGATTTTTACTATAGTTTAAACGGTAATAAGGGGTAATAAACGGAAATTAAACGATTTTAAAAAACCGTTTAAAAGATACAACTAATGGTAATTATACAGCTTAACCCGATTTTAACAAATTTCATGGAAAATAACTACAAAATATCAGTGAGGTAAAAATGGACGAAATTTTACAGAATAGAGAATTAGGGATCGAGGTGCGCGATATAAACGAGGAGGAGCGATCATTTGTGGCTTACGCCTCCACCAAAACAATGGATGCTTACGGTACGGTGATCCTGCCCGACGCCTTTGATCTAAAGAGGTTTAACAAAAACCCGGTTATCCCCTGGGCGCATGATTACAAGAGTCCACCGGTTGCCCGGTCTATGTGGGCAAAGCCCGATGAAAAAGGATTACTGTTTAAGCCGCAATTTGCCAAAACAGCATTCGCGGAGGAAGTCTGGCAGCTTTACAAAGAAGACTACCTCAATGCATTCTCAATCGGTTTTGATCCATTAAAGGGAGTTGCCGACGATGACGAGTTGTATGATCAACTCCGGGAAAAGTGGGGCATCAAGGAAAAACCCTGGCGGATATTCACGAAAGTTGGGTTGTATGAAATATCTGCCGTGCCGGTTCCGGCAAATGAGGATTCATTGAAATTAGCAATTAAAAATGGTATTGTCAAATCGAGAAATTTAATAACGGCATTCGAAAAGCGGGAGCAGGAAAATCTCGTTAATCAGAGGCTGGAAGACCTGTTCAAAAACATGGGGGATAGTGCTAAAATCATCGAAGCGATGTCGAAAAAATTAGATGATTTAGAGCAACTTTTATATAATCAGTCAAACAAGGATAAAACTCCGGGGAGTTTAGTCGATTTGGATATATACCTCAAAAACAGGTTGCCCCAGTTGATCGATGGAGAACTCAGGAGATTAAAGGGAAAAGTTTAGTAATATTTTTAAATAAAGGAGTTTAACAGTGCCAAAAGATAAAAACACACAACAGGAACCCATCGTCCAGCAGGAACCGCAGGCACAAATTATACAGCTTACGACGCAGCAGTTAGATGAATTGCTGATAAATGCAATCCGAAAGGCATTGGAGCCACTGACAAAAGTGGATCGTAAGCATGGTGTATTCCCCGGAGCCGATTCACCGGAAGATGTGGCAAAGTTATCCAGGAAAGAACGCAGCCTTAAATTCATCAAGGCCGTTTTTATGAACGACTTAGCTGAAATCCGGGCGCTATCCGAGGGTACTTCCACTGCTGGCGGGTATTTAGTACCGGAAGAATTCCGGGCGGAGGTCATTCGGTTAATCCCGAATTATGGCCTGGCACGGAAATTATGCAGAGTCGTTCCCATGACTCGTGACAAGATGAATTTCCCCAAAGCAGGAGCTACCGGTGTTACAGCGTATTGGGTAAGCGAGAACGGTCAAATTACCGAGTCTACACCCAATTTTGGCCAAATTCAACTTGATACCAAGAAATGCGCCGGGATTGCCGGTTTATCAAACGAGTTCGTTGACGATGCCGAGGTTGATGTTCTCGATTATTTGTTTCAACTTTTCGCGGAAGCGATAGCGGGCGGAGAAGATACTCAATGGCTAACCGGAACCGGTTCACCGATCACCGGCATTTTGGGCGGAAGTTCAGTCAATGTCGTTACGATGGGTGCTGGAATGACGGCATTCGCTAACATTACGGCGGATAACCTGAGTGACCTCCCCAATGCCGTCAGTGGTAACAGCGAAGCAAATGGCGCATACTTCATGCATAAGAATATTCTAAATTACGTCCGTAAATTGAAAGATGATAACGGCCAATATATCTGGCAGGCCCCGGCAGGATCACAGCCTGGTACTATCTGGGGTTATCCTTATCATATAACGGATGTAATGCCGGGTACAGCTCAGAGTGCAGTCGCCACAAAGTTTGTGGCTTTTGGTGATCCTAAATACACGCTTTTTGGTGACCGGAAGCAAGTAAGTATTAAGATCGCAGAAGAGGCCACCGTTGGTTCAAATAAGCTGTTTGAACAGGATATGAAGGCTCTTAGAGTTATTGAAAGAGTTGATATTCAGCTTGCTATTGAGGAAGCGTATGCCTGTTTAAAAACGGCTGCTGTTTGATATTCAATAAATATATTTTAAAGCGAGATAAAATATAATAAGAGCCGGGTTTGATGATAGTTGAATTCGGCTCTGTCATAATTGAAAGGAATACCATGGGAATTTACGTTGAAGTAAAAGAGCGAATTAATGAAGATGGCGCGGGCTATCCGAAGGGAGCCATCATCAGGATTGATCCGCAACGGGCCAAAGTCCTGGGTGATTCTGTGAGGAAGCTATCCAAACAGGAAGTTAAAGAGCTTGAAAATCCGGGCCTCAAAAATGAGGTTATTCCTTCGGAAAATGAAGCTGTGAACCCCGATGAATTAGAGCAAGCATAATGTTAGGGTCATTAGCACTGTTAAAAGATCATCTGAAAATAACTTCCGATGCCCAGGACGATCTACTGACGAATTTTATAACCAGGTCTTCGCAGGTCGTGAAAGACTATTTGAAAAGAGACATCGAAGCGACGGACTATTCAGAAAAATACGATGGCGACGGCAGGTCAAATTTCATCGTGTTGCGGCATTATCCTATTAATTCGGTTAGCTCTTTAGCAGAGGATGAGGCAGCAGTTGACAGCGATGATTATGTTTTTTACGAAAATGGGATTATTAAACTGAAAGCCGGATTTTTCTCTAATGGGATTCAAAACATTGAAATTTCGTATAACGCAGGTTATGCTGCTGATAACATTCCGGCAACAATTACAGAGGCAAGTTTAGAGATTGCTGTTTTACTCTACAAAGGCAGCGATGCCGGTGAAGGCCGGTTAGGAAAAGCAAGTATCTCCCAGGGCCAGGGCGGAGGTACGTTATCTTTTATTAATCAACTTTCAGGCCCATTACAGGAAGCATTACGTAACCATAAACGAATAGCAATATGAAAACAGATATTAAAATCAAAGACAAAGAGTTAAAAAAGCGAATTGACAGGTTTCTGGAAAAGTTACCCCATGAGCTTTCTGCCGGTGTCGCCGATGCGTTTGATTTGATCGGGCAAATATCACAGGCAAAGTACTGGATTTCACCAGGCGGTGAAGGGTTGCGAACGAATCCCAGCAAGTTAACCGTTCGATCTGGCCGCGGCATCCGGTCGTTATCACCACAAGGCGGGGCATTCAGTCCGACAGGTGCGAGGGAGCAAATCAGAGAGGTTAATATAGAAGGCTTGGAAATCCATGCCAGATTTGGGTCCCGGGTTCCATATTTACCCCTTCACGAGCACGGAGGAACGATCCCGGCAATGACGATTAGACCGGTCAAGGCAAAGGCATTGCACTTTTTCATTAATGGTCAGGAAGTATTTGCAAAAAAGGTTGAATTACCGGCACGGAGTGTTCAGGCGAGGCCTTTCTTATCACCGGCGCTAAAAGAGGCAGAACCGAAAATAATGGGAATTATTGAGAACCGGATTATAGGATTGTGGGCTAATGTATAGGCGGATTGAGATCATAAAGGACGTAGAAACGTCGTTACAAAACATTACAGTCGCTAAAGGCTATGTGAGCGAGGTTGGAACTAAAGTTACGCGACGGTTTAAACACTATTCAAAAGTAAATGAGTTCCCATTTATTAATGTTATATCAGGAACCGGAACCATAAAGCCGGGAGGCTATAATCACAACGCTACGGGATATGAGCAAAAGTTTTCTTACGGGATTATCGGTTATGTGAAGACAGACAAAGATATTGAAGGCATTGGATTGCTGAGTGACGCCCTTGAAAATCTCATGGGCGATGTTATTAAATGTTTAACAGCCGATGTTGCCAGGAGCCAGGCGTATGTTATGTCTACTGATCCTGTCAGTATTAATCCTTATATGGACTGGGGAGCAAATATCGGGATATGCGAAATCATGTTTGAAAGTGACTTTCATCTTTTAAATACAGAGCCATAAAATGGATAAACAGAACGAAACACAGGAATTTGTGCATTTAATCCTGGATTTGAACTCATATAAAAAAGTAACTATTCAAGTCAAAGATCAATTGATTTGCATTGAACGAGGAATTCCCTTGAGAATTAAAAGGGATATTGCTCTACTGGCAATTAAAGAGCGGGCAAAAAACAGTAAGAAAGCAAATAAAAAGAACGATTTATCTATTGAGGAAATAAAATGAGTATAACAGACGGGAATTTCAGGCATGGGGCCGCTATTATACTGATGAAGCCGTATGATTCCGGTGTTATGGCCGATATTGGAGCGCTATCAGTAGAGGCTGCGGTTGAATTTAATTATGAAGCCGAGAAGCTGTACGACGAAGTCCAGCGCCACACCGCGCCGGGGAAGGTCTACATCCACGCTGAAAGCGGCATTCTAAAGCTGAAAGTCAAGGAAGTGAATCTAGATGAAAATTTAGCCAGGTATTTGGGATACCAGACAAGTGACATCACAGATAATTCCGGGGATTCCCCAAAAAACAAGGAGCTGTATGTTGGCGGATTGAGAGAACTCCCGTACTGGCAGATCGACGTCAAAGCCCCACAGACGCACGCAGCCAGCCCTCTTTACGACTACATTCACATATTAAGAGCGGTTGCCGGTGATAAGGATACATTGAGCTTTATGCTGGACTTCCACCGAAAGCAACATCGTGAACCGGACGTGGTTTTTGAGTGCTTGTCTGACTGGGATCACGCCACAGAACCAGGCGCTTTATTTAGTTATGAGGAAGAATACACAACTTAAATATATTTCGCGAGGTGAGAATGGAGAAGTCATATAAAATCGGCAGCAGGGAATATGTTTATAAAAAACCCTGTTTAAAGCAAGTACAGCTTGTTATTAGCAAGCTGGAAGATTTTGGGGTTGATTCTTTTGCAGATTTTAAGTCCCCGAAAGTTATCGCCATTGCAGGCAAAAATGAGTTATTTGAATGGATATTAGCGACGTTGCTTATCGAAAAGGGCAAAAAGTTCAACAAAGATCAAATTTGTGAGAACCTCAAATACTTTGATACAGAGGAAATTGATATTGATGTCCCCTGGGAGGTTATTGGCCATTTTTTCGTTCATGTTCTGAAATTGCCCGAAGATTTCCTCGACTTTGCCCCCCAGATAATGACGCAGGTGCAAAAGATTCTGGCAAGATCAATGAAGGATTTAGCGAAGTAGTTGAAGACATTATATTTGAACTATCTGACGGGGACATATTAAAGAGGGAGAAGGTTTTTTCAGAAGAATTCGAGAATGTTTGTTTTTATTTGGATAGAAGGTTAAAAAAGCAAGACCGGGAAGACCAGGAAAAACTGATCGATTTATCATTAACGGCAGCGATGCATGGGATTGACTGGAAGCCCCCGGAGATTGAATCAAAGGAACCACGGAAGGGGGAAAGTATCGGGAATCAATTGAAAAGCCAGGGGATATTCCCCACA